AAAAAAGAGTGAACCATTTTGTTGAGGTAAACAAGATGGTCTTAAACCAAAAAAAAAGAAAATAACTATGGAAGAAGTAAAATCTCAATTCGGGAAACTAATAAAAAGCGACGCAATAAAAGCGTTTTGGATGTTTGTATTTACAACCGTTATAACTGTTGTTGGTGATGCTATAATGCAGGAAATAACAAGCGGGACATACTCTTTAGATTCTATCCATTGGAAGGAAATAGGATTAGCTGTGGTAGCATCTGTATTGGCTTACGTTAAAAAGCAACTATTCACAAATTCTAATGGTGAAATTTTAACCCCTGAGCCGGCTGTAAAAAACAATGAAAATCAGTAAGCTATTATTCTTTTCTATTTTCCTGTGTGGTTGTAAGACATATTGCGAAAAGCATTTCCCATCACAGGAATTTACAACAGTCGATACCGTTACTCGAATAGAAAAGTATGTAGATACCGTTTTTATCCCGTATAACGTCGTTACTATTGATACGGTAGTACAGAATATACCTTATGAGTTTTCATTCCATAAAACGGAGAAAAAGAAAGGTTTAACGGCATCGCTTAGTATTTCAAAGGGAGTGATAAAGTTTAAATGCTCTCAGGATAGTATTCAGTATCTACTTGAAAAGGAGCGATTAGACCATATTATCACAAAGAGCCAGCTAAAAGTAAAGGTTACCGATTGCCGAAAAGAACACCGATCAAAATTTAACTACTTTTGCGTTGGATGGTTTTGGATGACGTTTGCCGTTATAATAATCTCTCTCGCATTTTATCTCATTAAACCAAAGATTTAACTATCCCCGCATCGTAATAGAGGGATGCGCTTAGCCTCGACCTAATCGGTTGGGGCTTTACTATTTGGGAATAACCCTTCCATGATTGCTCCTAATAAAATTGATTGATATAAAATGTACGCAAACAATATAAACCCCCTTGCCTCCTGTCCATATTTAGGGATGTTTATTATCCACCTAACGGGATTTGTGAACTCCCAAATAATAAATGATTTAATTAGATAAACAATTAAATATAACGATAGGTTAATCAAAATATTTGCTAACATAATTTTTTGGTATCTTTTCATTTCCCGTATCTTTTATTGATGAATATTAAAAAGCCTTCAAAGGTTGGTGTTCTGTGTACCCATTTTTGTTCATATACAGCAGGGCAATGCATGGCTGTACTCATTCCGCCTACATGTGAGTTGCACCACCCGGAAGGTTTTATTTGTACTTCTACAAAAGAGCTATCGTTATAGCATTCCTTTTGATATTCTTGGAAGCAAGATAGTTTTATATACTTTTCTCCAAATACAGTTACATTATAAATTGTATCATTTGTTTTTTGTTCTTTTGCATAAGAAGGATAGAAGGTTGGTTCTGACATGTTCTGCGCATTGCAACCAATAGAAGCAAAGGATAGTATAATAAATAGTTTTTTCATATTTTTTTAATTATTGTGAAATTCTTTCCTGTAATTTTTCGGATTTTTTAATAGACATTTATCGCATTGGCAAGGTGCTAATTCTGAATACTGACCCATCGCTTTGTGGTATTTATTTCTACTTCTAAAAAAGCTATGTATTTTATCATTAGGAATTATCAATCCTTTAGTGGAATAGATGTAATCCGAGGCAACGGAAAGCTTTTTATACAGTTCCAGTATTTCATCCTGTTGTTTGTCGTACATATAAAGCAGCTGTTTTATGCTTTCTAAACTATCGTTAACGGTCATTTTCCCATCACAGCTGATATATAACGCAGGAGAGCCAAGCCCGTTCGTTTTTGATACATAAGTTCTGTAACAATCAAAAGTCGTTGAAGTAAAAATAAGCGTATCTCTCTGCGCCTTGCAGTTAATAGCTACGAATAGCAATAGTGTGAGGATGTGTTTCATTTTGGTTTTGTGTTTGTGGTGTTTAAGGTTAATTACCAATGCTTACAAAAAACAATACTTACTAAAATAACATACACCAATAATGCTAATATTGTTATTGCAATTACTTGTATTGCTTTCATTTGTTATTTGATTGTTTGAATTTATTGAATAGTTCGGTTGATGTTAGATGATAAAAATTGCAGTCTGGACATTTGTAAATTCTTTTCTGTTTGTAGTTTTCGTTGCCATTATTAAATGCCATTTTACAAAATGCAAGTTCCTGTTTAGCTAACGATTTACTCATACAGGTTTTTCCTGACTTTAAACACTTTTTCACTTTAATCCTCGCCTGTTTAAAAATAATCTTTCTTTTATTTTATCAAGCATATCTAACATTTCGGGAGATAGAGATTCATTACACATCTTTTGAAATTCCCTTAAAATATATAGCTCTTTATCCTTCCCTGACTGTTGGGGTGCTTGTTGGGAGGTTAGTTGTGAGCGCATCCATTTTGCACCTGATATTAATGGTTCTTCCCAACGGCTATCTTCCACCGCCTTAGAATAAATTAAAGCCCAAATTTTTATCATGTCATCGCTCACCTGTGTAGGTGGTGGAACGGGGAGGAGGATTTCTTTGTAGTTTGTAGGATATGATTTGATATACATTCCAGTATAAGAATATATACTATTTTCTGTTTTAATGATATACTCATTTTCGTCCTCTAATGTACTTAAATCCACTTCGGATATTTTTCTGTACTGGTAGTTTTGGTTTGTGTCCATGTTATTTTAATTTATTATTCATTACTTCTTAATATCTCTATCCATTCCGATTGCTTGCAGAATGATGGTGGAAATATACTGACAAAAACTGTATCAGACAGGTTGTTTCTTAAAATAAACAGCCTCCTGAATCCAAGTTTAGCCATTTTCTTATATTCGTTTTCTACTTCTGTTGGTATCATAGTGCGTGTATTTATATTAGCAAAGTAAAGATGTTTATATTAGTAATGAGAGTTAATTCTACACTATTAGACGAATGGCTGTTTTTTGTCGATTAAAACACAACATCTTTATTGTTTTCTAATTCATCTAACTCAGATTTAGAAGGAGTAATTGGTTTCCGTTCAGTTAAAAATTCTTTATTTTCGGTTATAGCTACTTGCTTAAACTCTTTTTGATGTAGCCAATTATCGTTGTTTGGTTCGCCTTTATAGTATCTCCCGTTATTGTAATCCCAAGCCAAATGCACGCATCCAATCTTTCCCCAATGTTTAAATTTAACCTTTTGGATATAAACCTCAGTAATGTTTTCGGTAAAATTTCTATATACTGTTAAACCGTTTGCTGTCTTATTATAAAAGTTTGCCGACCCGGATATATTGTAAAGATTTGGTATTTCATATAGTCCTGTCCCTTTATCCTTTTGTATTTTTGTAGGATGAGCAACAAGGAATAAATGGACTTTGTTCTTTTCACAAAACATTGATAACTTATCAAGCTGTTCACTTATATACTTTGTTTCATTGTTTGAGTAGTGGTGATCTAACTTATTCCACGCATCAATAACAAAAGCCTTAACACCCTTTTTACGAATAAGAGACTTAACTGCAATCAATATATTGTCAATGGTAAAGTCTTCTTTAGGATTAATAAAATAGAAGTTGTTGGAGTGGTAATTAATCATACCTTCAAGTTCTAAATTAGATATTTTACCGTTCCCTTCAAATGGTTTTCCGATTATCTTTTCGGCAAACTTACTAAAATGAAGCTCTAAAGGGTGGTTTTCGGGGCTATAAAGGGCAAACTTCCATCCGTGTATAATGTTTAACTTACAGATAATAAAGTCTAAAAATTCGCTTTTCCCATGTCCAGGTATTCCAGTTATTGTAGTTATATACCCCTCTTGGAATCTGATATACGTATCTAATTCATACATATCTACTCCACAACCTTTTGGAAGTCCATTATTGTAATAATTGTAAATATCATCCTGTATATCTTTAGCGTTAAAAACCCCTTCTATTGGAAATTCCTTACGTTCTGATATACTGTCAATTATTCCTTGAATACCATATTTAATTAAGCAGTCGTTAGCATCTTTGCAATCTTTGAATGTTACTCTTGAGCAGTTCTCAAACCCTAATCGGCGAGCCAATTCATTTTGCAAGTGAACACCCGGAGCATCATTGTCTACTGCTAATATAAATTTAGTATCTTCATTAAAACTGTCTATGCAATTATCAAGATATTCAAAGTTTATCTTCCCTATTCCTGCACCGTTAGGAACTGATATGCAGTTTTTATAACCAGCTTCATACATTGCAAGGCAATCCATTTCTCCCTCAACTATTATAATAGTGTCGTTATTAATAGCACAATCAAGATTATAAAATATCAATTCAGCATCTTTGGAAAGTTTAAAGTCTTTCCCTCCTGCTCTATACTTGATATTTATTAACTCCCCGTTTCTAAAATAGTTAAAATTTATCGTTGAAACTTCTTTTTGTGCTTTCGGCATCCATTCCGTACTCTCGGTAACTTTATTCTTTAATAGCGTTTTTTCGCTAATTTTCCGCTCGCTAAAGAACTTTTGTACGTTAGGTGAATAGTTGGTATTGTTTTTAAATAAAGGTCGCTTAAATTCGACTATTTGCGTTTTTTGTGTAAATTCTTTCTTTTCAACTAAAACTACCTGACAATGATTGCATCTTCCTGCTTGTTTCTGAGCATTGAAACTAAAGCATTTATCGGTTTTCTTTTTGCGAAGTTCAGAGCATACAGGACAAGTCATAATGTTTTCACCTGCCTTAGCAACGGTTAAAACATACTCTTTCTTATCTGCTAAATTAATTACTTTTATATCCATTAGTAAACCATTTTAACTCCATTTGACATTGGTGTTTTACCTTCTTTATTTTCTTCTTTAAACCAAACGCCTATCATTTTTTGCTTCCAATTCTTAATTTTATTTCCTTTTGAGTCTACCCATTTAGCAGAATCATAATAGTAAAAAGCTGTACTTCCTGAGTTTTCAGAATAGCCGTTTTCTTTAAAATAACTTTTAACTTCATCTAAAGTTGGGGGTGTGAAATTCTTTTTATCCTTATCTTTATTATTATCCTTATCCTTATCTTTATAGCTAGGTTTTTGCTTAAGCATTGCTTTAGCATTGCCACCCTTAGAGCCTGCACTCTGTCTGAGTTTGCGTTTCTCACTTAGTAAATCGTACTGTGTCACTAGAAAGTCAATATTTATTTTATCGTGCTTGTTTTCGTGCTTAATAATGTTAACTTTTACAAGGTCGTTTATCAAATTTGTAGCATTGCTAAAACGTTTTTTTAGCTTTACTAAAGTAACATCACAATCTTGTGACCAGAAATAAGCGCACACATCTATAAATATTCCTTTGTGAATATAGCTCTCTAAGCTAATATCATCGTTCAGCCATTCGGATGCTGTAAATCTAAAATATGGTAGTTCTTTTGCCATAATTAAAATAGTTTAGTTTGAGCAATATGGTTATTAATTCTCTGCATGGCTTTATCATAATATTCCAAGCATCAATAACAAAGTAGTCTAAGCCGTACATTTGTTTAGTTCGTTTAGCGTGGTCTAAAATTGATTTAAGAGTAAAATCCTTTTCGGGTTTAATAAACCAAATCTTTTTATCTAAGTATTTTTTAACAGCGTTAACATCAAGTGGTGACATTCGGTTAGCACCATCCCAACTTTTACCGATTATCTTACGTGCTATCTTACTGAAATGTAAACGGGTAGGCTTATTCTCTGGAGAGTAAAAAGCCCCCGACCAGTTGTGATGCCTACGCAAATGAACACAAATGTTATCTACCCATTCAGACTTACCATGTGATGGTATGCCTGTAATAATTGATAGGTAACCTTTAACAATGTTTAGAGTAAACCCCTCAATCTTTAAGTTAACACCACTATCTAAGCCGTTATGGTAAAGGTCATCTATCTCATCGGACATATCGGATATGGTGAAAACCCCCTCTAAAGGGAATGGCTTAGCCTCACTTATTGATGTTATAATAGCCTGTAAATCATACTTTTGTAGACAG